TTCTCAACCATCTTGCCGAGCAGCCAATCGAAGTTGGTTTTGGCACGGAGCTTCATGCGGGGTTTGCGGGTGGTGCGACCGTGGTTGCCGATCACGACAGGCACATGCACCTTGCCGAACTCGGAGGCCAAGATGTCTACCGCGGCGGCGACTTGCTCTGACCAGAACAGCACCGACCCGATCATTGAGTCCTCGTTCGTCTCCGCCAACTCTTCGTGGATGTCGCCGGAGAAGATGTCGCCACCCAACATGAGGACAACACCGTCATAGGTGACACCCGCAAGGTAGTGGCGGGCGATGTTCACCGTGTTCGTCGCCCACCTGTTGAGCCGTTGGACTGCGATGTCACGGTTGTATGCGTTCAACCCTTCCATCTCTGCTGGGTTCACCACCTCATCAAAGTGGGTGTCGGACAGCATGAGCAGCAGGGTGGCTGCCGAGTTCTTCGGCTTGGCTGGGGTCAACCACTTCGGCGGCTCTAGGTCTGACGACTCCACCCGTTCAATGATTGACAGCGCACGGTTCGCCTGATCCAACTGCTCACGCAGACGGTTCACCTCAGACGTGGCAATGTCCCGCTCGCGGCGGGCTTTCACCAGGTCTGCCTTCTCTAGCAGTTGTGCTTCCTCGGTCAGTTTGTCATTGAACGACATGCTGTTTCCTTAGGTTCTGCACTGATGCGTTGCTGATCTCCAGCCCCATGTTGCGTAACACGCGGGCGATACTGGCTGCCGGGACAGTCGGATCGGCGAGTGCTGCCAAAAACTGTGCGTGATCCTCGGGGCTGAGCTTGGCTTTGATTTCGTCAGACTTCCTGTAACGGAACGTGCTGCGACCCACCTCCACTGCGATCTGGTCAGCGAACCCCATGGTCGCCCTCCCTTGCTTCCATGCGGATGCGTTGGATGATGGCGGACAGTTCTTCGTAGTTGTTTCGCAACGCGACCCGTGCCATCTGCAAACAACCGAGGTAGCCGATGGCGTCCCGAGTGTTGTCGGGGACATCCAGCTGGTTGTCGATTTCGTTCATCAGTCGTGACAGTTTCATGCACACCATGAACAGGATGCCGTCCTCTACCGTCATCACATCCTCGCCTTGTAGGGCGTTGTAGATGTTGACGGTGCGTCGGTAATCTTCTAACGGGTGGCTGTAATCGTTTTGGCGTTGACCTGTAATCAGGTCATACGCCTCCTTGACTATCTCCGCGCCTGCGCTCGGATTGTGTTCCATGTTTCCCCTTGACGAGTTGATCGGTTTTTTCTATGAGCCGCCACAAAGCGTCCTGGTCAGCCTGCCCTGGGTAGACCTTCCGTAGAAACTTAGCGATTGCGACGAGTTCTATCTTTGTGAACTGCTGCCCCATTGTCAAGCACCTTCCCGTGTGCATGGGAGGATAGGTGCTCGGTCAGCCGTTCGTCAACCCGGTCAACTTTGTCTTCGGTGCGCTGCTGGGACTTGTGCATGATTCGCAACATTCCCATCACCACTTCGTGATCTTTGCTGTTCTCTTTGCGGAACTTGTCGAGGATGGCGACGATGATCGCCCCGACTGCTGTGACTACAGCGGCGACGATCAGTGCCCACCCGCCGTCCATCACTCAGCTGCCTTAGACTTTTCTTCCAGCCAGTCGCGCACCGCTTTCGGGGTGTCGTTGCCGCAGACGTAGCGCAGATGCCACGGCTCAGACTGGACTTCCCACGAAAACCCGAAACGCTCAGCGTTGCGCAACAACCACTCTAAGCGTTTCCCGCTCGCATTAGCAATGTCAATAGCGATACCGAGGTTGTGGTTTGATGTTCCGGGGACAGCCATCGGAGCCAGACCCTTCTTCAAATACCATGCCTTACCCTTGTAGATGCGGGGCGTTTGCTTCATCAGTTTCTTGTTCGGCTTGTCCGTGTACCGCGCATAGAACCCGTACTCTTGGGTTTCGAGCGAACGGTAGGTGTCGGCTTGCGACGTAGGGGCGAGGTCAATGCCTTCAGCATTAGCGGCAGCATCCATAGCTTCGTAGGCGTCAGCCGCACAATGGTGCAAACGGCCCTTGCCTTCAATACCGCGCAACAGATCACCAGGTATTTCACCCGGCTTGACATCTTTGAGGTGGTCACAAAGCTTGACCTTGACGACTGGGTACTTGGACATGGTTACTTCTTGAACGCTTCAGCGATTTCTTCCTTAGTCAACTCGCCGTCCGTTGAGGCGGCAGCAAGTTTCTGCAACACCCCGGCAACAGCCATGAAGCCTGCGATCAGGGCAGACTTGGCGACCGACACGCCGATCACCGCACCGCCAGTGATGGCAGGCAGGGCCGAGGCGACGAACAGGGAGAAGAGTCGCTGCCCGAGGTCAAGGAACTTGGCGGTCACCTTATTGGCTGTTTCCATGAATGTCATTAGTCCTTCTCCCCTGTAGTGAAAGTGAGTACTGAGTGCAAGATTAGCGCAACACCGGTGATCCAAAGCGCCTGCCGCAACGTGGGCCCAGACAGGGTGATGAGCACCATCCCCGTCCCTGCCAGAGTCCACGAGTTCTCTGTGATGTATCCGAGGAAGCGTTTCATTACCGTCGAATCCTAGTCGCAGCCCCCGCCGCGGTGATCGCCGCCCCAATAGCGATAAGGGCACGACGTTCACCGACCGGGATGTTGGACCCTGTTGGCACATAGGTATCCAGGGCGTTCTTGAAAATGTCCACCGTCGCCTCAAAGGTTTCACGCACCTCGGTTGGGGCGTCCTGCACCGCGGCGATCAGTTCCTCCACCTGGGTTTCATCCAGGGCTGCCACATCCAGCACCTCAAAGATCGCTTCAGCTTGTTCGGTTGTGACGGTGGCGAGAACCTGTGGGCTGGTGGCGAGAGCGACCGCCTGTTCCTGGGTGGGTTCATCCTCCAGGATCGCAGCCACCACCTCTTGCACTTGTTCCTCGTCAAGGTCTTCGATGAGGGTCAAGATTTCTTCGGTCGTCGATTTGTCAAGTTCGTCGGCGTCAGGTATCGTTTCTTCTACCGTTGACGCGACGGTGGTTTCAGTCGTCGTCTCTGGGGAACCAACATCCAACCGTGGGGGAGCCTCAGGGACGGCGGCTGTAACATCCTCTGGTGCATTGGTTTCTTCGCTTGTGGGTGGTGACAGGGGTTCTACTGTCGTTTCTGTTTCTAGCGGTGGGTCTTCCGTTGTGGTGGTTGTTTCGGAAGGAACCGTCGTCTCCGGTTCGGTCGGTGTTGGCTGAGGAACGGTCTGTTCTGGTTCAGTCGTTGTTGGCGTTGGAGGAGCAGCAGGCGGTGGTGGAGCCTGAGTCGTTGTCGTCGTTGAAGAAGAGCTTGTCGTAGTTTCGGGAAGGGTCGTAGTAGCCCTTTCTTCCACCGTTGTAGTCGTTGTCTCGGGAACAGTCGTGGTTGTCTCGGGAACAGTTGTGGTTGTTGTTACCGCAACATTGTTTCGCGTGAACGCTTCGGGTGGAACGATTGTCCATTCGGCGTCGTCGAGCTTCCATGCCAGCATAAAGCAGGTAGCGCCACCGTTCTCGTAAAACCATGCGTCAACAGGATAGACGCCAGCATCCAAAGATTCGCCCATCCACGCAGTCCACATGCACCCCTGGTCCTGCCAGTTGCCGAACGTCTCATCACCAATACTGACCACACCACCATCATCAGAGGCGACCATCATCTCCAGTGTCTCGTGCTCTGGGATTTCGATGAACCCGGTGTAGTGGATCATAAACTGATCCCAGCCACACTCACCGAACAAGTTTTGTTCGTAGTCAAACGTGACGTTGATGAACGGCACAACGTCTTCACCGCACTGCTCATAGGCAGTATCGGACTGCTGGGGCGGTACCTCAGTGATCGTGTAGCCGACAGCCGTTAGACCGGGCTGTGGTTCAGATGCTTGTGCTGGGGCAAACCAAGCGAGCGAGGCTGCTGGTAGCCAAATAATCCAGCGGAACCTACTCCGTCGGTGCGGGCGGCGCGATGAACTCATCAAGGACGGCATCGTATGTGTAGCCGATGCCCGCGTACCGTCCCCTGAAGTTGTTGTTGTATGAAGTCTGCTTCCACGTTCCGGTCAAACCGAGTCCAGCGATAAACGCCTGACCAACAGGTTCAGATGCAGGAAAGTCCAGATCGCCGCAGTCGTTATTTGCGACGACGATGACTTGGGTGACCGTGTTGTTGTCATTCAGTTGAGCGAAGTGTGCCATAGCAATCCTTTAGTTTAGACCTTCCACCTGACATAAATAATGCCAGAGCCGCCGCTACCGCCTGTACCACTGTTACCGGCACCGCCGCCGCCACTAGCGGTATTGGCGCTCGCAGATGAACCGTTCGTGTTGGCACCTCCAGAACCACCAATGCTGGAACCACCTGAACCGACAGTGGTGCCAGTTGAACCGC